CCTCTTTGTTCCTCCGCACGAAAATTTCAAAAAAGGAGGGGGGTTAAAATGTGACCGTATCCGAACAATTAGAAAAAGAGAAGAAGATCAGGGCAGAGAAAAACCGAATTGCAAAGATCTATAAAAACAACAATCTGGATAAAGACATTATCAAGGTTTTGGAAGGGCTTATTTCTGATGCTGCTTTTATGCGAGTGGCCATTGAAGAAATGAAAGCCGAATTAATTAAAAATGGCATGATGGAAAAATTTAAAAATGGCTCCCAAGAGTTCTGGCGAGAAAAGCCGGAATCAAAATTATTCCTGAATTTCATGAAGCAGTATTCCAGTACCATGAAGCAACTCATCGATCTCATGCCGGTTCAGGTTAAAGAAGAAGAGCAGGATAAGCTTCTGCAGTTTTTTCAATCTGGCAAGGAAACCATTAAAAAATGAGCCGGGCAGAATTCATTGAGGAATATTATGATGCAATCATGTCTGGAGATATTGTGGCTTGTTATCGAATTAAACAAGTCTACGAAAAGCTGATGCATGATCTCAAACACCCGGGGCAATTCGTTTTTGATGAAGATCTGGCTAACCGCCCGATAGAATTTATTGAGACTTTCTGTAAGCAGTCCCAAGGTATATTGGGTGAACCATTAAAGTTGATGCTTTTTCAGAAAGCTAAATACCAGGCGGTTTATGGGTTTGTTGATAGAGATACCCGTTTTAGAAAATACCGGGAAGTATTGGATATTCGTGGACGGAAAAACGGCAAAACGACTGAACTTGCTGCTACAAGCATACAAATGACGGTGGCAGATGGCGAAAGTGGCGCTGAAAATTATTTCATTGCTACCAAGCAGGAACAATCATCAAAGGGGTTTAATGAAGCCTGGAATATGATTAAGCAGGATCGGTCATTGTCTAAACATATCAGAAAACGAAAATCCGACTTATTCTTTGATGCCAACTTCTCTTTTATTAAGGCTTTGGCCAGTAATGTAAATGGATTAGATGGCTTGAACTCTCACTGCGTTATTATTGACGAGTTAGCAGCGATCAAAAATCGTGATCTCTATGATTTGATGATACAATCAACGTCTTCTCGTGATCAGCCACTTTTAACCTGTATCTCGACCAATGGTTTTGTGCGTGAGTGCATTTTTGACAGCCAGTATGAGTACGCCTGTAAGGTACTGGATGGAAAGGTAATTGATGAGACGTTTTTACCATTCATTTATGAGCTTGATGATCGGGACGAATGGGATAAAGAAGAATGCTGGATTAAAGCAAACCCCGGGCTTGGTGTTATCAAGAAAATCGAAGTCCTTAGAGGTTTTGTGAATAAAGCAAAAGAAGATCCTGCATTTAAAGCGACAGTCATGGTTAAAGATTTTTGTGCGACAGAAAACGCAGCTACCGCCTGGCTTCGATGGGAAGAACTTTATAATCCTGAAAAATTCGATGTTAAAGAAATGGGTTTTCGGTATGGTATTGGCAGTTTTGATTTGGCTGAAACAACAGACCTTGCAGCAGCAAAAGTTGTCTGTAAAAGAAGGGATGATGATAAAGACTATTATCTGTCCATGTACTGGCTTCCGGAAGAAAATTTGAATAACAAAGAATTACTGGATCAGGTTCCGTACCAATTGTGGGAAAAGCAAGGCTTGTTGAGAGTTTGTCCCGGTAATCGGATTAACCCATATGCTATTTTAGAATGGTTTATTGAAGTTCAAAATGAGTATGACATTTATATTCCTTGGATTGGTTACGATCCCTGGCATGTGGATGCCAGTTTGCTTATGGCTTTTCAAAATCACTTTGGGAAAAATGCAATGATTTCAGTTCGGCAGGGAACTTATACTCTGTCCATGCCGATGAAAGAATTAAAGGCTGAACTTAAAGCCAATCAGTCAGTTTATAATGATAATCCCATTGATAAATGGTGCCTTAAAAATCTGGAAGCGAAGGTAGATATCAATGGAAATATTCAACCGGTCAAAGGTGTGTCAGTCACTCAAAAGATTGATGGAGCTGTGGCCATGATTATTGCCAAGGTCATCCTTCGGGATAAGATGGCAGAATATTTAAATATGATTTAGGAGGTGTTTGCTTGTTTGAAAAAGTAAAACAATTTTTTAATAAAAGTCCAACAGTGTCAATGGTTGAAATGATTACAGAGCGTGGTAATGGTTTCTTTGCCTGGAATGGCAACCTGTATCATTCTGATTTGGTAAGATCTTGCATCCGACCAAAGGTAAAAGCCATTGGTAAGCTTACGGCTAAACACGTCCGACAAACTGGATCGGACTTCCAAGTAAACCCGGAAGTTTACATGCGGTTCCTGCTGGAAGAGCCAAACCCATACATGACCGGGCAGATGCTTCAGGAGAAGTTGGCCACTCAGTTGCAGCTTAACAATAATGCTTTTGCTTATATCGTCCGGGATGGCAGTGAAATGCCGGTGGCGATTTACCCAATACCAGCAATGACAGTGGAGGCGGTTTATAACAATACCGGTGATTTGTTTTTGCGGTGTTTTTTATTGAATGGCAAGATGGTTACATTCCCTTATGTTGATGTGATTCACCTTCGTCAGGATTTCAACACAAATGACATTTTCGGGGAAAGTCCCCAGCAGGCATTGGCTCCATTGATGGAGATTGTAAACACTACAGATCAGGGGATCATCAAGGCGATTAAAAATAGTGCAGTCGTAAAATGGCTGCTTAAATTCAATACAACCTTAAGGCCGGAGGATCTCAAGAAACAAACAGCTGATTTTACGGATACCTTCCTTAGTATCGAAAACTCTGGCGGAGCTGCATCAACCGATGCCAAGATGGATGCTATTCAGGTCACTCCCCATGATTATGTACCCAATGCGCTACAGATGGATAAAACCACCCAGCGTATTTTTTCATTTTTTGGCACTAATGAGAAGATCATTCAAAGCAGGTACAACGAGGATGAATGGAACGCCTACTATGAAGCTGAGATTGAGCCATTTGCCCTGCAATCATCTGGAGAATATACAAGAAAACTGTTCAGTCGAAAGCAGAGAGGTTTTGGCAATTCTATTATGTTTGAATCCTCCAATCTGCAGTATGCCAGCATGAGTACCAAGCTGGCATTATATCAAGTGGTTGACCGTGGAGCTATGACACCCAATGAGTGGCGTAAAATTTTAGGAAACCTGACTCCGGTACCTGGTGGAGACGAAGCCATACGGCGACTTGATACCCAGCCGGTGAAAGAGTACACAAAAGTTGAGAACGGAGGTGAGTAAATGCCTGTTGAAATTGAAGTAAGAGGGACAATTGTCCCAGATGGTGATAAGTGGATCTATGATTATTTTGAACAGCCCTGCACTACAGCAGCGGATATTAGAAATAAGATCCGGTCAGCCAATGGTGATGTACTGGAAGTGTCTGTGAATAGTCCTGGCGGTGACATTTTCGTTGCTTCGGAGATTTATACCGCATTGAAAAATTATAACAATGTCAAAATCAAGGTTACGGGTTTGGCTGCCAGTGCTGCCAGTGTAATTGCTATGGCTGGTTACTGTGAAATGAGTCCGACCGCTCAAATGATGGTCCATAATGTGTGGACGTGTCAGAGTGGGGATTACCGGGATATGGATTCAGCCAGTGAGACCTTGAAGAAAGCCAATCGCTCCATTGCTAATGCTTATTGTGTAAAATCTGGCATGGCCATGGATGCAGCTTTAAAAATGATGGATGATACCACATGGATGACAGCCCAGGATGCAAAAGCGTTGGGGCTTGTGGATAAGGTGTTGTTTGATGTTGATGATGAAGTGGGGTTCTATCAAAACCAATTATTTAACAGCGTTTTAAAAGAAAACGCCAAGGCCATGTATGCAACGATCCCCCGGTTAAGTCCTGGGGTGATTGCAAAAATGCGGGAGTCCCGGGAGAATGCTCCGGATAAGAATAAAAATTTAGAAAATGAACTAAAAGCCCTTGTTGATCAGAACCTTGAATCAGCAAAGGCTTATTTAAATTATTTGAAATTGAAAGGTGATGTAAAAAATGACTAAAGAACAGTATTTGAAAATGAGAAATGAATTGTTGGCAGAGGTTGATGGATTAATTACCGGCGGTGATGTGGAAAATGCCAATGCAAAAATGGCAGAGGTGACGGCTCTGGATAACCAGTTTGAAGCAGAGCGAACCGCCCAGGCGAATGTAGCAGCATTACGAGGGGCACCGGTATTAAATTTACCAGCTACAACGGTACCATTAATGGATGGTCCAGAGATGAGTTTTGGCCATGTATTTGCGTCCTTTGGAAATGAAAATATGGACGAAAAACAGATTTATACCAATGCCTGGGCAAAAGCAATGCAGGGCGTTGCGCTTGATGAAAAAGAACAAAATATCTTTGATTCAGTCAATGTGGAATTCAGCAATGCTTATACCCATGACACCGGCAATACTTCGGTGCTGATTCCTGAAACGGTTGTGTCCGGGATTTGGAGCCGGGCTGCTGAAATGTATCCATTGTTAGCAGATGTTAAGAAATTCAATGTCAAAGGCACCTTGACGATGAAAAAACATTCGTCAATCGATGCCGGTGATGCTGCATTCTATGCCGATGGCACCGCAACTGCAGACGAACAAAATACTTTTGCAGAAATTACGCTTTCCGGATGTGAACTTTCAAAAGCAATCACAATTTCATGGAAATTAAGATCTATGGCCATTGCTGAGTTTATTCCATTCATCACCAATGAATTGGGTGAACGAGTGGGTGCTGCACTTGGATCATCAGTATCAACTGGTAAAGGGGCAACAGCAACGCCTAAAGAACCACAGGGAATTGAAACTGCATTGCTGGCGGAAGGAAGCACTCCACAGGTTGTTTCCTATGATCCTGAAGATACGACAGCGGATCCATTGAGTTATGCAGATTTTACCCTAGCAATCAGCAAAATTCATTCAAGCTATTTGGCCGGCTGTAATATTTACGCCAATAATGCCACGATCTGGACACAGCTGGCAAATCTGGTGGATGGACAAGGAAGACCGATGTTTATCCCCGATGTTACAGCCGGTGGAGTTGGTCGGATGTTTGGAATGGTCGTTAAGCCTGATGCTGGTGTAACCAATGGATCAATCATTATTGGTAACCCGGGTTCAGGTTATATTATGAACACAAACGAACCAATGAGCGTAGCGACCGAAGAACATGTTAAAGCCCGTACTGTTGACTATGCCGCTTATACTATCGTTGATGGAGCGGTACTCGATACCAAGGCGTTTGCACTGATCCGAAACACTCCAGGCGCTTAATGTACGTTTAGAAAGGCTGGGGGCAATGCCCCCTTTTATAGGTGAATTAAATGCTTGAAGCAATTAGAAAAGCCTTGAGAATCAAAAACACCGTTTTCGATGATGAAATAAACGATCTGATTAATGCCTGTAAGTTGGATCTTTCCATATCAGGTATAAAGATCATTGACGACACCGATCCGCTGATTAAGCAGGCGGTTAAGACCTATGTCAAAGCCAATTTCGGTTTAGACAATAAAGACGGTGAGAAGTACATGGAAAGTTATGAAGCCATTAAACGGCATCTGGCTTTATGTGGAGATTACAATGTGGATCCGGTAGTTTTGCCGGAAGTGGGTGTGTAAATGTGGATAAGTATCTGTTATTTGGGGATCGAAGGTGATGCAGAAAATGCCCTAGGTGAAAAGTATGATGCTGTCACCTTTGATGATTATGTTTTCTGCGATAAAAAATCGATCCGGATGTCGGAGTTTTACCAGGCAGCGACTACCGATTATAAACCATCAATCACATTGACTTTAAAACAGGCAGATTATGAAGGTCAGAAATATATAAAGTTTGAGGATGATGTTTATACCATGATTCGGACATATGAAGTTAATAGCGAGGATATTGAAGTTGTTCTGGAAAGGGGGATTAAACATGGGGATGCCTCCATCAGTAACGAAAGTGGTGGTTAAAAAAGGAAAAACCAATATCACTTACACATCAAACGTGGAACGGGTGAAATATACCATATCCGAATTAACCAGAGCTGCCCTCCGAGATGTTGGTAAGTATCTGACAAAAGAATTTCGCCTGGCTTATTATGGTCACTTCAAGAAACGCCGAGGCAAAGTCGGAAAGTTTACCCAGTATTGGGTGCGAAAAAAAGAATGTGACCTTCAGGTAGGTTTGAAACCAAATGCCTTTTATGGCGGCTTCCAGGAAAAAGGATCTTCTAGGACTCCGGCGCTGGGATTACTGACTAAGGTAACCCAGGAAAATATTGCTACCATCGTGGAGATTCAGTCTCAATATTTAAGCTCATTAGAGTCTGAAGCTGCTGCATTGGCAAAAATCAGTGAAGAGGAATATGAAGGTGGGTCAGATGGCGAGTAAAACAGTTTTACTAATTGAAGAAATCAAAAATATCCTTCAAAACGTCCATTTGGACGTTTTTTATATTGGTACGACCAAAACCACTCCCTACCCTTATATAACCTTTCAAATAAGCGATATCGGAGCCAGTAAAAAACTGGAATTGGACTATTGGACGGACAATCCGGACTCCATCGAGCTGGAAACATTAGCGGATAATGTGGGCGCATTTTTGAATAAATATACGCTCACTAATGAGCATCACAGCATCACGATTTATAAAAATGACGACCGGCAACGGTTGGATGAAACAATCATTAAGCGGATCAATGAATCTTATCTGGTCCGCTATTTTGGAAAGGAAGAATAAAAAATGGGAAAAGTACGAACAGGTTACAATCAGAAAACAATGGAGAATCTCCATACTGGTGCCGGGGCGTTTTTTAAAAATTTTATTGTCGGAACGGATACCTATGAATCTGCCCGACTTGGTGGAAAACTAATTGGAGCTACCCAGGGCGGTGGTGAGTTTAAGGCGGCGGCTGAGATCCGAAACATTGAGATTGATGGACTGCCCGGCAAGGGCAAAGGAACAGAGATTATTGATTATATTGATGTTTCTTTGGTGATGAACTTCATCGAGACAACCCCGGATATTTTGGCCATGGCTCTTGGCGCCGCTGATATTGACACCACGACAAACGGCACCTATAGCATTATTACTGGGCGAAATGCTTTTGAGGATGCCGATTATATCGGCAACATTACATACATTGGCACCATTACCGGCAGTGAGGAGCCGATCATTATCCAGGTCTTTAATGCTCTGTCTACTGATGGGCTAAACATCAAGGTGGAGGATAAAAAGGAGGGCGTAATTCCTGTTACCGTCTATGGCCATTACGAGGATACCGGGGAAGGAACCCTGGATGCCCCGCCTTATAAGATTTACTATCCAAAAGGATCTAATGCTGCTACGCCAGTTGCCAGCGTTAAGGGTGGAACCTACGCAACCAGCCAGACAGTTAGCTTAATCTGTGCGACTGTTGGAGCGACCATCTATTACACCACCAACGGTTTTGAGCCAACAGTAGATGATACGGCTTATTCCACTGAAATTACTGTGGCAGCCGATACGATTTTAAAAGCAAAAGCAATTAAATCCGGAATGGCCGATAGTGCGACCATGACCGAAACTTACAGAATTGGAGAATAATTAAATGATTGAAAATGTACGAAAACTAAATACGGCGGATTTATTTGAGTTTATGCGGATGGTGAAGCGAACCGGGGTTAAGGATGAGCTTAAAAAAGTTGCTAAGAATATGCCAAAAAAAGAGAAAAAGCCACAATTGAAAGTAGTTGAAGACGGTGATGATAATTCTCAGGAACTGATTGTTAAAGAAGCGCCATCCCAGGCAGAGGTTGGCATTGATCTGGCCTTTTCGGTGATGGAGATTTTTGCGAACAAGAAAGCTGAAGAGGAAATCTATGCTTTCATTGCCCGCCCCTTCCAATGCACCCCGGAAGAGGTTGCCGAAAATGATCTGATGGATACCATCGAAAAACTGAAAGATGTGGCCGATGCTCAGAAGTGGGCGTCTTTTTTCAAGTCAGCAACTCAGTAGATGTTACTGACATCGAGGAGTTGCTCCTAAGACGATATAACAACATCGACTATATTCTAAATATGGATATTGATAGTGGTCTCGCATTTATTAGCAAAGCCTTTGAAAAAGAAGAGGATGCTAAATTGTGGGACCGCTATTTAGTTGATTACCGGCATATGGGGCCAGAGAACTTTATCACCTTTGATGCTTATAAAAAACTGGCTCAAATTGAAAGCGTCCAGTCGAGCACCGCCCCGAAAACTAAGCAGGAAACCATCAATGAAATCAATGAGAAGGTTGAAAAGATCATCAATCTAACCCTGAAAGGGGGTGATGATCATGGCGTTTGAGATCTTTAAACTGTTTGGTTCGATTTTTGTTGATACCAGCGAAGCCAATAACGAGATGGATCGGGCTGGAAATAATGCTGAGATCTTAGGTAAGAAGTTTGGTGCCGTTGCTGATAAGGCTGATAGTATCAAAAATGGTCTTAACTCAGCCGGAGAAGGGTTTTCAAAATATGTAACTGCTCCGATTGTAGCGCTGGGGGCTGCTAGTGTGGTGGCCTTTAATGCGGTTGATGATGGTATGGATGTGATGCTGAAAGCCACTGGTGCCACTGGAGAAGCTGCAGGAAATCTCGAAAAAGTTTTTAAAAATGTCTCAGGGTCTGTTATCGGTACCTTTGATGATGTAGGGGGAGCTATCGGGGAGATTAATACTCGTTTCGGAACGACCGGCGAAGGCCTTGAAACAATGAGTAAGGATTTTCTCAAGTTTGCTGAGATCACAGGGGTTGATGCCACCCAGGGGGTGGCGTTGGTATCCAGAGCGATGAGCGATGCAGGTATCAATACTGAGGATTATAAATCTATACTTGATCAACTGTCTGCCGCAAGTCAGGCATCGGGTATTTCAGTTGAAGCATTAACTGAAAACCTCACAAAATACGGCGCTCCAATGAGAGCCCTTGGTTTTGATACCCAGGAAAGCATTGCTATCTTTGCCGGCTGGGAAAAGGCCGGGGTTAATACCGAGATCGCATTCAGTGGCATGAAAAAAGCCATTTCCAATTGGGCGGCAGCTGGTAAAGATCCCCGGGAAGAATTCAAAAAGACGTTGCAATTAATTGGAGAAACCCCAGATATTGCCAGCGCAACAACCATGGCCATCGACGTTTTTGGCCAAAAGGCGGGGCCAGATTTAGCGGATGCCATTAAGGGTGGGCGTTTTTCCTATGAAGAGTTTTTGGCCGTTGTTGAAAATTCTGAGGGAACCTTAGACGGAACCTATGATGAATTGCTTGATGGTGGCGCAAAGTTTGAAATGTCCATGCAGAACATTCAGGAATCCTTGGCCGGGCTTGGCGAAACCGTCATGAATGTGTTGGCTCCGATGATGGAGACAGCAGCGGAAAAAATACAAAGTGTAGCGGATTGGTTTGACAGCCTTGATCAAGGCCAACAGGAATTTATCGTTAAGATCGGGATGGTGGCGGCTGCCATAGGTCCGGTTTTATTAATTTTTGGCGGTCTGGCCGGGGCGGTATCCAACGTTGCCGGATTATTTGCCACCGGTGGCCTATTAAATGGGGCGCTTGGGTCAGCATCAGCCGCCTTTGGCCTTGGTGCCGAGGGTGCTGTGGGAATGGGTTCTTCCCTGGCAGCCTTAACGGGGCCGGTAGCCATTATTGTGGCTGCCATCGCTGGGTTTGTTGCCATACTGGCAGGGGCTTGGCAAAATTCTGAGACGTTTAGAAAATCGGCAGAAATGGCATTTAATTCTGTGAGAATAACTATTTATGACGCATTTAGTCGTATTTCAGAGGCATTAGCTCCGGCCAAAGAAGCATTTCAAGGTTTTGTCGATGGAATTGGCCCGGTTCTTGGACAGATCGGTGATTTTATTGGGAATCAAGTAATACCGATTGTTAAAGATTTCATCAATGGCTTTGTTGATGGATTTGCCAATATCATCGTGGCGATTGCACCATTTATTGAAGCTATCGGCAATCTACTAAGTTTTATTGGTAATTTTGTTGGCATGGTCTTTGCACTGCTAAATGGAGATTGGGCAGCAGCCTGGCAGTTTGCCCAGGCAATGGGGCAGAATGCGGTTGATTTTCTGGTTAACGTTTTTCAAGGGCTTTACAATTGGGTGAGCCTGATATTCCAGAGTATTCTGGATTTCATAGCCGGCATCTGGGCTGGACTTGTTACTCGAACTACCGAAACCTGGAATGGAATTGTAACCTTCCTGCAGACAGCATGGCAGTTGATTTATGACAACACGATTGGGAAGATCACCGAGCTGGCGACAAATATTGCCAATAAGTGGCAGGAGACAAAGGTTGATACCCTGCAGAAATGGGATGCCATCAAAGGCGATCTCAAACAAAAATGGGATGAAATCTATGCCAATGTCAGTGGGAAAGTAAAAGAGACCTTCGATACAGTTTCGCAAAAGTGGACAGATACAAAGACTGACTCACAAATGCAATGGGCTGAGATCCGGGACGATCTGACTTCCAAGGCCGGAGAGATTTACACCAATATCATTGGCAAAGCCCAAGCCTTGCTTGATGAATTGCCGGGTAAATGGCTGAGTATCAAAAATGATGCCGGTACCTGGTGGGATGGAATCAAAACTCGCATATATGATGCGATTAAGGGTTTGCCGGATGATGCTAAAGGCATTGCAACGGGCATGCTCAATAAAATGGTTGAGGGTATCC